GCGGTTGGGGTCATATTCCAGACGCTCGACGGTGGCCGGCACATCCCAGGTCCGCCGCTTGAAGTCGATGATGCGGTAGAGCTGCTTGTGGCCGCCGGCGATGCCACGCGCCGTGGCGTGGCCCATGTTGTTGCGGCCGCCCGACTTGCGCAGGCCGACGGTCAACGACTTCACCGGACGACCCTTGAACAGGCCCGAACGGTCAACCAGGATCAGGCCGCGACGGCCGGGGCTGGTGGGGTTGTCGGAGTCGCGCTCCTCGCGGTATTTGATCGACACCTGGATTGGTAGGCGATCCTCGGCGTCGAAGTACTGCATCTGGTACGTCTTCTCGAGGACGTTGTCGGCCGTAAACATGCCCTTGATCTCGGCACCCTCGAAGGGGATCGCCGGCCTCAGGAAGAAGCGGCCGTTGGCTTCACCAAAGATCAAAAGCATGGTGGCTGCTACGTCGGCAGCCCATTGGCGGATGTTCTGGCGCTCGGAAATCACGCCGTCGAAGTAGTAGCCGCGCTCGGAGCACCACGTTGTGGCGGCAGCAAAGGAGTCGGTGTCGATCTGCTCCGCCGAGATGGCGTGACCGAGTCCGTAGCGGTCGTTGGTCAGGAGGTCTTCGAGTATCTCGGGGAAGAGGTGCGTGTTGTTGATGCCGCCGGTGACGTAGCAAGAAAACTGGGAGAATTGCTGCCACTCTGTAGAGGAGCGGATGTTGAGGCCAATAATTGCCAGGTTGTCGTAGTTGGGTGTTGTCTCGTTGGAGACGATCTCGTTGAGGTAGACGATTTCGTGCTCGGGGTTTTGGGTGCTTGCGCTGACTTCTTCGTAGATGAACTGCTCGGCGAGCTTGCCCCAGCCATCAATGAAATTGTTCTCATCGCGGTGACCGAGGCCGAGACCATCACCGCGACGGGAGATCGAGATCCCGAACTCGCTGATGTTGGCGTTGATTGTTTGGCCGCGAAAGGAGTAGATGCTGCCTTGTGGACTAACTACGCTGCTAAGTTTGGCATCGAGGATGTGAAGAGGACCGGCAGCTTTGCCGTTGCGAATTTCCCAGCCTGATATGGGCTCAAAGCGGAAAGTCCACCGCTTTCTGCTAGGCATTGTGAACAGGATGCCGTTGAATTGGTTTTGCTGTGTAATGCCTCGTACACCAAAGTTGGCACCCAGGTCGGTGAAGGCTCCCGTTGTGCCAGCCTCACGATAGGCGATTCGGAAGAAGGAGAATCGTTCGATGCTGCAGGAGATGACACCGGATTGGTAGACGTCGACCTTGAGAGTGTCTCCTTTACTGACCTTATCCCCGCGCTTGTTTATGCACGCTTTGGCATCGACGTCACTAAAGCTCAGTGTGTCCTTGAAGTTACAGAGACCGCCAACGCGGATGCCGAGGACTGATTTCAGGCCAATTTCAACTTTCTCGCAGGCTCGGCTCGTGCTCACTTCACCTAGTGCTATGCGGTGGATGTGGGGACCGTTGGTGCCAGTCTTGCGCTCGTTGGCTCCCACTTCTTCATTTCCCGGGCGTTCCAGGAGTTCGGAGGTGTAAATGGCTGTTTCGCCGGGGCGAATGGTCTTGAACTTGGCCGTGACCTCTTTGCCCCCTAGGGTGCCTTCAAATTCGGCCTCGGATTGAAACACGTCCTCGGTGCGCTCAGAGCAGATGCAGATTGCGCTGCCGACCTTGTACAGCTCGCCCAGGATGATGGAGTCGTCCCAGCCACGCTGCTTGGAGCTAACGGTTGAGGCGACATCACCAGCCAGCTCCTCATGGAAGTTCTCCTTGGAATAGTTGGCTGTGATTTGGCGCGTCATCAAGCCTGTGTTGAGGTTGGAAGTGGCTTGGCTACCCCCATCGAACGACAATGTGATGTTGGTAGCATCCACTTCAACGGTGACTTCACCATCGACGTTGATGGTTCCTCCGCTGACTTTAGTTATCGTTTCTGTGATGGGGTCGTAGGACCATTCCGCATCTTCTGAGGTGGAATTGTCATTCCATGTGCCTGCATAAGTATTGTCTACTTCAACTTTGACTTGTATTACCCATTTTTTGTCTAGGATTGCTTCATCTTCACCATTATCGTTCGTGAATCGGATGATGTACTGGAGGTCATAGGTGCCCGGCTTGTTGGCGCCGGCGAAAAGAGATAGCGCTTGTGTTATGTTGAAAGTTGCGGTTGATGTAATAATCTTCTGGTCGTCGTCAACGGTTTTATTGCTTACGTCTATCAGGCCTTTGATTTCTTCGTTTGTCACGTCATCTGGTAGGCCTGCACCCCATGCAAAGGAGTCTGCGCCTTCAATCTCGACACTTGGCTCCCACTCGCCGGCACCGGTTGCAATGGAAAAGTCAGTATCTTTGTCGCTTGACTTAAATAGTTTGTAGGTGCATTCAGCGCCATTGCTACTGACGTTGCCTTCAATAAGGCCGGAGCGAGTTGAGAATATCGCCTTGTATTTCTGGCGTTGCGATGCGGAGACCACATCACGGTCGCATTTAACCTTGGCGTCACCATCGTCGCCCTCGGGGACAAGCTGCGCTTGCACGGCGGGGCGGAAGACGGGATTGACGCGGAAGCCGAGGTTGTTGCCAATCGGGGCGTAGAGACCGAAGGTTGTCTGGGTGGTGGGCTTGGAGACTGAGCAGAAGTCTGGAGCGCTATCGACGGCAAAAACGTCGCCGGAGGGATCGCGTCCGGGGTCCGTGCTTGGGGGGCGACCGGTCAGGAAGTGACCGTCGCCGATGCGTTGGCTGCCGCCACCCTTCTTGAGATAGATGGACAGGCGTGATTCGGTGCCTGCCTCGGAGAGGAGGTAGGAGCCGATGACATTGGAGCCGATGGCGAAGTTGTTGGGGTCGATTGAGGTGATCTGGCCCTCGCTCAGCAGGAAAATGGCACGGAGTAACTGGTTGCCCCCATAGCTTTTGATCTGGGACCAGATCAGGGGGCATGTGATGCGAACGCCACCGACGTTCTCTTCGCCTTCTGCGCCGGCGATCACTTCGCGTTTCGTGTAGACGAGAGGTATGACCTGGCCGATGCGGGCGATTTCTTGAGCGGCGTCGAAGCCCACTCGGGGGGCGTAGCGCTCGACGCTGTTGATCGCGTCCTCGGATTTGTCGTTGGCTTTGAGCTGAGCTGGGCGCCCGGGCTTTGGCTTGAAGAACTGGGCGACGATCGTCAGGCCGATCGAGATAACGGTCAGGACGAGCGAGATGATCGCGATGGTGCCCGGTTCATTCACTACCAAGGGCGCTGGTCCTTCTCGGTAGCGCTTTCGTGCTTCAGCCTTGAACTCGGCGTATTCCTCGTCCGTGATGCCGAGCATCCGGGCGAGATAGCGGTCGGATGGAAGGAGGGGGTAGTCGCTCATGCCGCCAATCGATAAAAGGAGCGAGGAGTCGTGGAGCAGAGCGCTGTCCAACACACCCCGCGCTCGGGGAGAGCAGTGACGAGGCCGCCGTCGACAACAACGGCAAAACCTCGATGCGGAGGCTCAGTGAAAATGGTGAGGGCGTATTGCTCGGGTCTCTCTATGGGAGTGGTGTAGTGCGCGAACGCTTGGTCAAAGCGGGACATCTCACCTCGACGGAAGGCGCGATACCACCAGGCCTCGGCCGGGGGGCGGGGGAGACCGGCGGATTCGAGGATGCGCAGCGTGAGGAGGATGCAGTCGGCCCCGACGCCGTCGAGAGGGTCGGCCTTGAGTTTGTAGGGCAGTCCCAAAAACTGGTGCCAGGTGAAGGGGCGTGTGGCTAGCTTCAGGAGATCACGAGATTGCCAGTAATCGGGAGACTGCCTACGAGCTTGCTGTTGAGTTGACGTCGGGGGAATTGGGATCGCACTGCATCCAGTGGAGATGTCAGCCGCATGACGATCTTCTCTACATCGACCTCCATGCTCGAGGCGGTCCATATTTCGTCGGTCAGCAAAGCGCTTGGTGTCAGGTTAGCGCCGTCGAGAAGTACGGTCTTGATGGTAATTAAGTGGCGGTTTTCAACTGACTCTGTAGCGAAGTTAAGGCTAATAGGATCATTGCCTAATGCGAGCGCGATGTCTGCCCGATCTCCGCCTTTACGGGCGCCACGACCCGTAATGGCAAAGGGAGCGAAGTTATGAGATGCACCACCGTAGTCACTTGTGCTACCGACGAAGAAGTTCTGAAATGACCAGGAAGACCCACTACCACTGCTAGTGATGTAGTTGACTATTGCTATCGTCATAATCCGAGGCGCCTACGGGTGCTGACGTTATTCTGCATCGCTGAGAAGGCCATGCTCTTGCCGCGCTCGGCGGAGTCGGCCATACCCTTGCGGAATTGATCGCTGGTGACGTATTCGACGTTGTTGATCACCTCGCTCTGGTAGGCGAAGTCGAATTGCACCTGGGCTGGGTTTGCGTTGCGGCGGGAGTTGACGTTGGTGGAGAACGTCTGGCTCTTGCCCGCGAGGGCGGCGGCGCTTAGGAGCTTGCGGGACTTGGCGTTGGAGACAATCTCGCCGTCTGAGTTCGGCATGAAGAGCTCGGGGCCAATCTCGCCGACGATGTAGGGGCGATTGGCACGGACGGGGCCACCGGAGGCATTCCCCTTTGGTTTACCGGCAAATACGCCACCGGTGCCGAACATGCCGGTGATCGAGCCGAGGGCGCCGAAGATTCCGGCGAGGCCCATCAGGGTGTTGTAGGTGCCACCTTTGCCCATTTGTTGGGCACCCCCAATGCCCATGGCGATGGCGCCGAAGGCTTGAGTGGCACCAGCAAGGGCTTTGCCAAAGTCCATTTGTTGGGCGCCTGTTTCTTCGGCTTGGTTACTCTCTTGGTTTTTGGTGTAGGTCGCTTTGTCGAGCGCGTCGCAGTAGGCGCCCTCGGCTTTTTCTACGGATGAAGTGGAATCTCCGCCGAAGGGCACGACCGTCAGGGGGATTGCTCCTACTCCAGTGGTGGGAGATGGGTTTGTATCTGCTGAGCCGTTGGGGGTAAGGCCTGATGCTGTTTGTAATGTTGTATTGAGTGCATCTATGGATGTCTTGAGTGAGGTTTGTGAGGTAATAAGAGGTTCGTTAGCTAACTTTGCTGTATTGATCGCTTCTTCTCTCGCCAGCTCGGCTGGGTCTTTTATGTTAAAGACATCTCGGATGGCTTTGAAGAGCTGCTCTTCCATGGGCTTGAAGGCCTGATCTAGCAGCATGCCCATTACCTTGCTTGACATGCCCTGGAGAGCATTGGTCATGGCCTCACTGGGGTCATTCCCGGAGAGAATGTCTTGGGCAAGTTGTTTGTGCCCTTCGGTGATGGCCTGAGCCGCCCCTCGAGCGAGTTCGAGTTGAGTAGCGACTTTTCTGATGGTCTCGTCGAACTTGGCCATTTCGCTCGCGCTCTGCTTACGCGCTTCGAGCTCTTCGTTCAAGAGAGCTATCTGTGATTCTGTAAGCGGCCCCATTTGTTGTTCTAGATCGATCTTCTTTTGCAGCATTGTCAGCTCTGCTTCGAGAAGACGTGATCTTGTGGTGTTTGTGGGGTCGTATGCCTGAGCTAGGCCGAAGCTTGACTGAACTTGCTGTCTGCGTTGTTCAAACGGAAGCATTCTGATGTTCTCTCTGACTGACCTTGTTAGGTCTCTAGTACGTTCTGCGTCTACAACTTTTAGTCCTTCCTGAGCAGCGCGCGTTATTGAGAGTATGTATTTTTCGTACCATTTCTTGAATGAGGTTTTAATTTCTTCTTTTTGCTTGTTGTCCAATGATTTGCCTGTAGCAGGATCCTTGAGGTTCTGCAGTTGAACTTCTAAGTCCCTAAGTGCAAAATCGGCGTTCTTGATGTCTCCTGCCATTTCTGCAATGACGGCCAGTTTGCTCGGATCATAAGTATTTGCTGTAATTTGACCTAATGTTTCTGTTTCTTCTTGAATGCTTACCAGTTGATTTTTGAACTCTGCAAGTTCGACAGGGGTGAATAGGGACTTTCCTAGGTCTTCGAGAGTGGCCTTCGTTTTGGCTTGCGTGATTTGGGCTCCGATGGCTCTGGCTCGATCGTTTGCTGCCTTGGCACGTTGCATCTGAGCCGCAAGGCGGTTTGTGACGTCAGTTGCATCAGGTAGTTGAGCAGCGGGGTTCTCAATGACAGGTGTTGGTGCCGTGCTCGGGGTAGCCGGAGCTGCGTTGCCGGGAGACTTGCGGTTAGAGGGGAGAGTGCGCCTCTCGTCACCGTGACCAAGCTTGAAGACGAGCCGCCCGTCTTTGGTTACTTGTAGGTGACTGCCGTATCCGCCACCTTTAGCGTAGGTGACATCTGCTCCTGGCACTGAGGGTGCGTACATGGGCTTACCCTCGACTGATGAGCCATGGATGCTCTGACCTTTATCGGGGGTGTAAAAGTCAATCGCGCGGCGTTGTGAGCCCCCCGAACGGTTGTTATGGGCGTTTTGTGCGTCAATAATCCACTGGTTTTGTTGTTCTGCTGTTCCACTGAGAGGGAATTTTCGCCCCGCTACAGCGGCATTGCTTAGGACAATCTCTTTACCGAGATCGTCATACTTCTTAGCTAATGCGACCATCAGTTGGCGTCGTTGACGCAGGTCTACACCTGCGCCGAATTCGAGGTCTTGGTGGTACGCGGCGCCTGCACCAATACTTCCAGCCGGTCCTGTGCGTAAGCCCGTGTCGAAGGCGTCTCCAGTATTGAGGGGGTTTTCTGCCGTTCGTTGACGTGCGGCGGCCTCGGCGGCTTTGATCTCGTTCTGTTGGGTGCGTGTACGAATCTCGCTGATCTTCCGTTCCATTTCTATACGATAGTTCGCTATTTCTTTTTCGATTGCGGCTGCTTCGATCTGTGCTTCGCGTTCGGCGGATTCGATATCGACCTCGCCCTTCATTTTGACTTGCAGGTAGTTGTTCACTGCCTCTAGGCCTTTTTTGGCTCTACCTTGATCGTCGTCCAACATTATTTTGTTGAGACGATCTGCCGTTTGCATCTGGAGTTCAGCCTGAGTGCGGAACAGATTCACTTCCGCACGCAGAGCATCTTGGCGTTTGGCAAAGATGTCGTTCTCTATTTGACGACGGAGATCACCTATTTCTTTTTCGAGGTTGACGCGGTTTTCGTTGGCTACTTGGATGTCTTCCTGAGCTTTAGCCCGGTCCCTGTCGCGGTTCACTGCATCCACAAATGGTTTTAAGTCTTTCTCCTCTTGACGTCTACGCTCTATTTCTCGTTTGGTTATCTCGTCAATACTTGTACTGCCAGGTCGGTCTGGATTTACGAGGAATGATCTCCAGAATTCGCCCCATGTCTGTATTCCTGGCTTGCTCATCTCGTAGGTCAGATCGTTAATCTCTTTCTTTAGTTCACGTATCTTGCTTATAGCCTTATCGTACTCAGTATTGACAAGTGATTCTTTGAAGCTCTTATCTGCTTGTTCAGCAGCCGTGAGACTTCTTGTTAGGCCTTGATAATTGCGCTGGAGGCTACCGAGGGCGCGTCCGGCCTCTGCAAGGCTTCGTTTGTCTTCTTGGGCTTTTTGATATTTGCCAATCGCATCTACGACAGCTGCAATGGCGAGCTGCACTAATATGAGTTTGCCAAAGAAGAAGAGTGTTTGCAGCCCAAGTGCGCGCATTCCCGCACCTAGTCCTTTTAATTTGCCTTTCGCGCTATCTAATTCCTTGCCTGTCTTTTTGACTTTTTCACCAAGTAGGCTTATGTTATCGCCTGCTTCTTTTATTTGTTGAGGTCCTTTGTTGCTTTCTGGTAGTAGCCCCGCCAGTGCTTCGCCTAATCCGCTGACTGTGCTTCCTATGCTCGAGGTTAAAGTTGCTATGGATGCGCTTACTGCCTGAAATACTCCAATTAACGCTAAGCCTCCTTGAACTATCTTGGCGATTGCGGGTCCCAATGCGCTAAGAATGAAGCGCACCATTAGAAAACCTTGGAGTATTAGATCGCCACCGGCAGCTTTTAATACTCGCATTGTTGTCGTGACTTCATATAGGTACTTAACTACCGGAGTATTTAACAGGCGTGCCCACATATTTATTAGGGCCGCGATTGCTGGGGTCAATCGGCTAATTACTTCGGCCGCTGCCGCAAGTGCTGCAACAAGAGCATTAAATGTCCCGACTTTAATGTCCGCAAAGGACATTACAAGGCTACGTAGAGCGTCTCCAAGTATGAGCAGTGTCGGCTCAAACTTTTTGAATGCTTTGCCTAGCTCTACAAATGCATTCTGAATTGACGACTTGATTTTTGAACCTAGTGAGTCAAAGTAGTTAAGGGTTTCTTTTCTGTACTGCTCATTACCTGTATCACGTTGGCCTTGCTCGAGAATTGATTTACGCAATCCGAGGCCATCACCCAGCTCGATAGACCGTCCTCGGGTGAACATTCCACCGAGGATGGCACCGAGGCTGCTGATTGCCGTGCCGGCGCCTCTTGCAATTTTGAAGATTTGGTCACGGATACCGTTGAGGCGTTCAAAGATGAGACCGAGCCCTGCGAGCAAGGGATCCAGTAGACCGGCTCCAAAGTTGCCTGCGGTGAGCTCGTACAGGTCCCGGATGTTAGACAAGACGCCGGTGAAGCCTTGTGCAGCAATCCTTTGCCCTGCGACAACGGCCTCGAGGCGATCTTTTAGGAATTTGACGACACCTCCGTCTTTGCCCCGTGCTTTTTCGATGTCTTCGTTGCTGATCTGCAATGCCTGTGCCAGCCGCGAGTTGCGATCGATATAACCACCAAGGATTGAGTTGATTTCCTGCGGTGCCATGTAGCCGGGCATCCCTAAGGTGCCCATACCTGCGGCGAAAGCAAAGGCGAGATCTTCAGCGTCTTTGAGGGTGCCGCCTACCTTGCCGATGTTGGCGGCCACCATGTTGAACATGTTGATCACTTCGCCTGAAGTGACTCCGGCCAGTTCGATAGAGCGCTCGGTAATGCTGCTGATCGCTTGTTCAACCGGACCGGCCAGCTTCAGAATCTTCTCGTACGGATCTGTGATCTCTTTGCCGTCAACGAAAACTTTGTTTGTGCTGGCTAGGGATGCTCTTGTGCGTAGGATGGTGTCCCGAAGTTCGACTTCACGTCCGATTGTTTCTCTAAAGAAGCTGCCCCATGCGGCTTGTAATAGACCGATTATCTCTTTGAGGCCGTAGAGCGCAAAGCCGACTTTTGCAATCTCTCCAACAAGTAGGCCAGCGCTATTTGCTGCGCCTCTGAAGACGGAATTCATCATTCCGTCGACATCTTTATTGTTCCATACTGAGTTCGCTACTTTTCCAACTTCTGCAGCATTGCGCCCAATACGACGCAGCCCCATGTCCCACTTTCGGACAGGTCCGTCCATGTCTCGGGTGATCTTGTATGTCTGAACAAGAACGTCTTTCGTCGTCTTGCTATGTTTTTGTATATTCTCAAATGTCTGAACTATTTGAGGTCCTTGCTTAAATTCAAAGTTAAAAGGCTTGGTCTGGCTAATCTTATTAAGAGTAGTCTGGAGTGTTTTGAACGCATCGAGATTTATCCCTCTTGGGTCTACGTTGATCTTTATTGACTGTTGTCCCGTTAAGACGTTAATGTCTTTTTGTAGCGACGCAATCTGCTGCTTTGAGTCGCCTAGATCTGTAGTAACCTTGACTCTATATTCGGACATGGCTTACCGATCGAGCACTTCCTTTGGGCTCAGTTTACGTACTCGGATCAGGAGGTGTCATCAGTGAGCTAAAGACATGCATCGGTAGCTTTCGTGCTTTTACGAGGGCTACTAGCACTTTTTTTGTTGACTCGTCTAGCTTTGTCCTGCTAATTGATTCGGGTTCCCAATTAGGGAATGGCAAATAATCTTTTGTCTTTACCTTTGGAGCGTTTCTCTTGGAGCCCGATAAGCCATGGGCAACCTGTAGTACTACGTTGACTAAGTTAGCTGTTGTCATTGAGTTTATGTTTGCTGTCGCCTGCTCGTGGTCGCTGACTTCTTTTAGGGCCTCATTTATGAGTCGTATTGGTGTTCTCACAAATTCAGTTCTTGGGAAGTCAGATCCTAATGCTGACATCCGTAGTCTCATATAGAGTGTGTCCCAGTCAGTTTCTGGGGTGCTCAGATGTGTCTCGCACTCGGTCAGGAGCTCCTCAGGAGTCAGCTCTCGCTCTGAGGAGTCTCCTCGTTTCCCTCGGAATCGCTCTCGGATGTGTTGGGTTCTGGCCACCCATCACGTTCCCACAAGATCAGTTTGAAGACTTCCTCCATGATCTTTGTCGGCATCTGCTCGGTGTCAGTTGGAGACCAGTCCTCAAGACGTTGCCAGTCGCGAGAACGAGGAAGCTTTGCCTCCGCTCGATAGCGCATGAATAGCGTGACGAACTCGATCTGCTGCTCTACAGCACCGATTGTATTGTTTTGGAGCTCATCTAACTCTGCGGCGTAATCGTAGAGTAGCTCTTCGTTTTCACCAGTTGTGTTGCTCAACAGCTCAATAGCTTCTTTGGTGGTAATCTTCTTATCTGCTGCAATGCGTTGGGCTAGTTTGATGGAACTGTATGTAGACTTGGACTGTTTACGGGCAATAACTTCGATTCCGCGTGCCTCACCTGGTACTAGGTCATGGTAAATCGGAAAACGAAAAGGTCCGATTTCGTAGTACTTTTCAGGACCGAAGAGAAGTGATGCGTATTTGCTCATTGCGTGGCTCGTTGCAATGTGATGTTCCAGGCTCGGGTGGAGGCGCTCTGGTGGACCAGATCGACTGGGAGCTCTACCAGTACATTAGCGTCGCTATCCGATAAGCGTATAGCGAAGTCCGTAATCCCGGGCTCGGCGTACAGGGCGCCTACGTGTACGTAGTCGCGTTCGATTGTGCAGTTTATTGCGTAGATTAACTTGTTAGAATCAGTAAGTAGGTCGCACTGCATTAGGCGATGGCGTACACGCTACCTGCACGCGGCTTAAGGTCAGCATTGTTGTAGCTGAGAGTCGCGCCCTCGGCATTGGTCAGTTCTCCGTTCAGCTCGAGGGGACCCACCACGGTCGCGCTGCCACCGTTGATGTAGTAGTGCTCCATGGGCGAGGTGCCCACGTTCAGCTTCATGATGGGACCGAGCTCGATGCGGCCACCACCGGTGTAGGTGTACACGTCATCACGGGCGCCGAGATTGACCGTGATCGTTAGGCCGTTGAGTGTGAGCACCGGCACCATCGAGTGGGCTGTCTCTTCGGGGAGGAGCTGCTCGATTGGTTGTCCGTCGATCAGGCGCGTGAAGCGAAGGTCGCGCACGCCGATGAAGTCGCCTGCTTTGATCGTTGTGGTGGAGGACAGTTGCAGCGTGGCGATGCCAGTCACGTTGTTGTAGGAAGCGTCCTGGACGAGGTACTCACGGACGTCGCGATCTTTGACTTCAACCACCTCAAAGTCGGTGTCGTCACCCGGGCGGGGGAAGTAGGCGCTGTTGTAGTAGTCGCTGCTGAAGCACCCGAAGGTCAAAGCGTAAAGGCGCACCGTTCGGCCGGCGCCGATATGCGCCAAACCCGACATCATCAACCAGGCATCACCGGTGACGTGGTCGTAGCGAGCGTTCAACACTCCCGCGCTCGGGGTGGTGTTGGCTTGGATTGCGGTGTACTCAGGGCCGAAGAGGCAGATCGATTCCTTGGTGATTGCGTCGCGGAAGTCGCTGTAGGTCCACACGTCCATGAACTTGGGCGCTTCAGTCCCCTCGGTGAACTTGCCGACCGAGGGCGTACCCACGCTGATCAGGTCGTAGCTCACCTCGGTGAGACCGTCGGCGTTCTCGTTCTCGGAGTAGTTGCTGACAACAGCCTCGAAACCAAGGAAGTCGTAGATGAGGTCGCTGTTGGGGGTGCCATCAGCGTGACCGATCTCCTTGAGGATCTCGATGTAGATCCGGTTGTTGCGGATCTTGGGGTCGTGCACGATCCGGCCGATGTCCTTCTCGTAGCGGGCTTTTGCGATCAAGCTGAAGCCGCGCTCCCAGGCACCACTGGTGCGATCCGGGAGGTAGCAGGCGATTGCTCCGTTGGCGTAGGCCGGCATCGAGGGGACATTCGCCCGCACCCCGGGTGCCCAACCCTCCACGTACTGGAGGTCACGCATGAAGTAGCTCGTCACCGACACGGTCAGCGAAGACGAGATGACCACACCGTCGTTCCAGCCGGAGTCGGCCAACACACGGATGTCTTGGTTGTTGTCGTTGACCTGGATGGACATCTGGGAGATGCCCTGCATGTCGACGTAGTACTCGGCTTCGCCCAGAGCGGGGGGCGTGATGAAGCCGTCGGCGTCCACCGTGCTGGTGAACGTCCTCGGGGAGGAGGGCTCCACGGCGCGAATGATCGTGCGGTGCGCCTTGTGGAAGGCGCCTCCTCTGGAAAAGTCGGCCATGGTGTCTCCTCCCTACGGGACGGGTGTGGTAGCGACCGGTTCCTGAACCGGTGATCAGAACTCAGAGAACGACAGGGGGTTTGCGCCGGCGTCGTACTTGCCGAAGACCGGGCGACCACGCGACATCAGGTCGAAGCTGATTTCGGTGAGACCCTCGGCGGAGAGTTGCTCCTGGTAGTTCTGGATGCAGGCGTTGAAGCCGGCGAAGTCGTAGATCCAGTTGCCGGTGTCGCCATCGGCACGGCCGAGCTCCTTCATGAACTCGAAGTAGACCTCGAAGTTCTTGTCGTAGCGGCAGCGCTGAATCGAGTCGAAGCCCTCGTCGTAGTCACCCTTGAAGGTCGGGTTGACTTCGCCTTCACCAGGAGCGTCGATGTCCTTCATGAAGTAGGTGGTCACCGAGGCCTGCACCGAGGCGCCGGTGATCACGCTGTCGCTCCAGCCGTCATCGCCAAGGAGTCGAAACTCTTGGTTGTTGTCGTTGATCTGGAAGGAGCACTGGCTCACACCGGAGATCACTTTGTAGGAGTCGCCGGCCGCCAGGCTTGGAAGCGTGATCACCCCTTGCAGGTTGCGCGAGGCGAAGTAGCGGTTTGGAGGGGTCAGGGGCACCACGCGCACCAAGGTGCGGTGGGCCTTGTGAAACGAAAGACCAATGGCGTAGTCGGCCATGATGCCTTCTCCTTAGGGAATTGGTGGGTTCTGGACAGCGCCGAGAATTCGGGCTGTAAGGGCCTCGAAGGTGGCCTCTGTGCGGGGCATGTACGTCGTCTGGTCGCGGGGAAACGCCCTCGCGAGACGGCGGCGGATGTCCAGCATGGAAACCGGCATCTTTGTGCCCGCCTTGGTCCCGTAGTTCGTGAAACGAACCAGCCATCTCTCGAAAGAGATGACGCCGTTCACCGACCCCGGGGACGTGATGTCCTCAGGCACGTCCTGGATCGTGCACTCAATCCCCGTGATCTTCCAGTTGGAAGGCACCATCTGGGCTCCAACCACGTACACCGCAGGGCGGCGATTGTTGTTGGGGAGGGTGTAGTACCCAGGCCATTGGGTGTAGGTCTTGAGTGTCCCGTCTTCCTTGTAGAGATCGAGAATGTATTTCTCGATCGTCGTGCGAAGGAGGGTGACAGGAGGCCAGTTCGTGCTGACGGTCATCGCTGCTCCTCAATGGCGGCCTTGAGGTATTGGCCGAACTTGGCCGGAAGCTCCTCGAGAGGGGCCTTCGTCCAGGGACGACCGGGGAATCGCTGGCCGTTGAGGCCAACGCCGCCCTCGTGGACTTCGGTGGCGTACTCCACTGGCCAGGTGAATGTCACCGTGCCATCGGAGTTCTGCTCGCGCGTCTGGCTTGCGCGTAGACGCCCTGTGTCCACGATGTCCCGCACTAGGGGCGGGCTTGGGAAGTCCCACTTCACGGCCGAGATTTCCTCGGTGAAGCGGGCATCCAGGTACAGCGATGTTTGACGAAGCGCCTTGGTTATGGCGGCTTCGAGTTGTTTGTCGAGCTTGCGTTGTGCCATCACATCCCTCCGTTCACGCGGAATGTGCCTTGGAAGGCTTGGCGTAAATCCCGGCGGTGGAACGCATCCATCGCCAGATCGAAGGTCAGCTCGAAGCGGCCGTAAGCACCGTTGATGGTGGCTTCGGCTTGCGAGCCGTTTGTGATGCGACTGTCGAATGCCGCGGGTGTCAGTAGACGCCCTCGGCAGGTGTAGGTCGTGTTGTCCACGCCCGCCTGGGGTTGCCAGTTGGGGGTGTCCAACGTGATTGCAGCCAAGTACTCGAGAACCTCAATGCCCTGGACCGGGTTGCCGGTTTCGGGGTCATCCGTAATGGATGTGGTGCCTACCTCGAATGCCAGTTGGGCGTTACCCCAGGGGGCGTAGGTGGCGATGGTCTCGGGTGCGATGGCCATGGCTACAGCGCAAATCCCGACAAAGGGAGGGTGGCGAGCAGGCGCTTGTACTCCTGGCCGTATTGGGTGGCGTCGAGCCCGGTGCCGGTGGGGTTACCGGTGGGTGAACCAACCTGTGCGCCGATTTGCATCGTGCGCCCGGCCAAGAGATGGGCAGCGAGGAGAAGGACAGCTTTGGCGTATTGACCACCCCAGAGATTTTCTGAAGTGGAGAGGGCAGCTTCCGCAACGGCACCCTCGACTACATCAACCAGGACTTCAGAGAACTCCGGGTAACGAGTGAGGAATTCAGTCGCGGAAGGTGCTGCCATCAGCCTTTACCTTCCGTGATCGCTTGGACCCGCTTTGCGATTGCGTTGCGGACCTTGATGCGCTGCTCCTTGGCAGACCACTTCTCGAGTTGTTGAACATCGAAGGAGGATTCGATCAGCTCGAGTGCCACGGCGATCGGCATATCAGCGATGGAATCGCTGGGGGCCTCCACGGCGGGCTTGGTGGTCTCTTTGTCCTCGGTCTCGATGCGCAGAGCGCCGAGCTTGAGGAGGGTTTTCACCACGTCGTAGTCCTTGATCTTTTCCCAGACGTTCTCGGGGAAGTCCCGGGTAACGCCTGCGTCTACTTGGATGTGCTCGGACAGGCCGCCACCTCCAACGAACGAGAACCCGATGGTGCACTCCTTATCCATCGGGGGATTTTCAAGTTCAGGGCGGTAAACGAGGATCATGGCTAGGACGTGATGAAGGATGTCTGATTCAGGAATAGGTCAAGCCTTTTCAAGAACCAGGGCGCTCTTGGGGTAGTACAGAGCAAGGCCGCCGATGCGTGCGTGAGCAGCAACGGAGAACTCCAGTGCTTGACGCAGAGGAGGCAGGAACTCCAGGGGTTGGGGGATGTGCAGTTGCAGCTTGTCGGGGCTGCGGTCGTACACCACGATCCGGTCCTTGGAGAGGGTGCCGTTCGACTTACCAGCTTCGAGCTCGTTGATGGGCTCGATGGCTTGAATCATCGGGTTGGTGCGCAGGAAGAACTCCATCACCGTGGTGTCGGAGGTGGTGCTGCGCGGGGTGGTGGAGATGATGCGGTACACGTTGTAGGGCACCAGCATCGTGTTGGGCATCTCCTTCATGTTGCTGTTCTGCACGAGGCGGGTGGGTGCCTCGTTGAGCAGGGCCAGCATCTCGTCGGTGGTGGTGCTAGCACCATCGAACCACTTGTCGGGGACAAGCTTGTCGACTTGGTCGTTGTTGAAGAAGCCCTTCATGCCGGAGGCGCTATCGCCGAAGTAGGCGATCTCCTGCACTTTCTCCTCGTAGGCGCGGCGCACGGCGTTGGCGCGGCGTTGCTCGAGGTTCATGCCGGGCACCATGGCGGCGGCACGAGTCTCCTGGATGGTGTAGGCGAACGAGGCACCGAGGGAGCGAACCGGGTGGGTCACTTCCTTACGGAGCACGTCAGCGCGGGGCAGATCATGCGCTTTGTCGCCGATCACCTTCATCGAGCCTTGCTTGTCGAAGACTCGGTAGGTGTAGGAATCAGAGCCATTGCCGACCTCGGAGGAGATCGGAATCAGGGACGAGTACTTGATGTCGGCGTACTCGACCTCAAAGGTGCGAGCCAGGATCGTTTCCAGCTCGCGGGCGAGAAAGACGCCGACCTCGTCGTTACGGATTTCAGTGGTCATTGGAAGAAGCTCCGTGATCAGGTGTCGGCGGAGTAGGTCATGCCGGGGATGTCAATCTCCAACAGGACCAGGCCGGCGGCCGAGGTTTCAGAAAGCCAACGAGCACCGGCGGTAATTTCGACGGTCTTGGTGGCAACAGCGGTCTTGGTGAAACGACCGAGGTAGGCGCCGGCAACGGTGCCGGAGTGGTCCGCTTTGAAGAAGCGAACGGCATCACCGAGGGCGACGGCAGCGGTGGAGTACACCCAGACCACACCCTTGGACACCACGTTGAGGGTCTCCT